GGGAAGCTTTACACGTTGCTGCATATAGCCATTTGATTGAAACTCTTGGTTTACCAGAAACAACATACAATCAATTTCTTGATTATCAAGAAATGAAAGACAAACACGATTATGTATTGGATATCTCAAGCAGAAATGGTGACATTCAATCAACAGCAACACACATTGCCGTATTCTCTGCATTTACTGAAGGTATGCAATTGTTTTCTTCTTTCATTATGTTGTTAAATTTCCCTCGTCATGGTAAGATGAAGGGTATGGGTCAAATTGTTACTTGGTCTATCGTAGATGAAACAATGCACGCCGAGTCTATGATTAAATTATTCAGATCATACATAGAAGAAAACAAAGAAATCTGGAATGATGAACTCAAAGGAAAAATTTATAGTATCGCTGAAAGAATGGTTCAGCTTGAAGACAAGTTTATTGACCTTGCTTTCTCCATGGGAGATATGGTTGGTTTGCGTAGCGATGATGTTAAACATTACATCCGTTATATTGCTGATCGTCGCCTTATTTCTTTGGGTCTAAAGGGTATTTTTAAAGTCAAGAAAAACCCACTGCCTTGGGTTGAAGAAATGATTAACGCGCCAACACATACTAACTTCTTTGAAAATAGGGCAACAGATTATGCAAAAGGTGCAACAAAAGGAAGTTGGGAAGAAGTTTGGGCATAAGGAGAAAAAAATGACAAATAAAATAATATCGGGAGAATGCGACAACTGTGAATCTTCTTTTGAAGTTGCATATTCAGAAGAATTGGTTTCAGAAGAAAAACCTTCTTTTTGCCCATTCTGTGGTGAGCCGGTTGAAGATATCGTAGAAGAATATATAGATGATGATGACTACGATGAGAATGAGGAATGGAAATAAAAAGATGGAAATACAAAGATAAAGATTTCACTGAAGATGATATTGGTGATAATTATGGCTTCGTATACGTAATTACCAATCTGCAAAATGGAAAAAAATATATCGGCAAAAAATTCTTTTACTCCTCAAAAACGAAAGTGATAAAGGGTAAAAAGAAAAGGTATAAAACATTCTCAGATTGGCAAACTTACTACGGATCTAACACAGAACTTCAAAAAGATGTTAAACTCCTTTCAGAGTCTTTGTTTGATAGGGAAATCATACACTTATGCAAAAGCAAGGGTGAATGTGGATATCTTGAAGCCAAAGAACAGTTTGACCGGCGTGTTTTAGAATCGGATGATTACTATAATGTGTGGGTTATGGTGAGAGTGAGAAAGTCACATATAAAGGCATTCAATGAAAGAATTCTTACAGGAATTAACTAATAAAAATTTTGACGGTTTAAATTTTTACAGAAATGTTAAGGGCGACTTAGCAATTGATGGTTTCAAATTCAAAAATTTTGGAGAAAAAATTCCTGGATCCGAAATAGGTGATTGGTATGATATTATCATATTTTCTGTTGAACCACCTAAACCTCCAGAAAGATTCAAAGCAATTTTGACTTCTCCTATACATTATGTTTCAAGAATGATGGACGATGGATTTCTCGGAATAGTCGCATTGGCTACTACCACATCCGAAAAATTTATGGAAGAAATTTTTGAAGAAATGAACGAATCGGTTTCCGAATATATTAAAGAATATGAAAGTGAGTGAAAAGATGTTTCAAAAATATGAATTAAAAGAACTGTTGCAAAATTCCGTTTCTACTGTGGTGTTCACCAAAGTTGACGGCACAGAACGCGAAATGAATTGTACATTGCTGGCAGAATATTTGCCGGAACAACCTGTTGTAGATAAGCAACAATTGTTGACAGAAGGATTGACAAGAGTAGAGAATCCTAATACACTATCTGTATGGGACTTGGATAGTAACGGCTGGCGTTCTTTCCGAATTGATTCTATTAAATCTGTTACTCAAAAGAAATGAGACACACATCTTTAAAAGATTATGAAAAATCACTTTCAGGTGGTGAACCTGTGTGGAAAAATGGTGAAACATCAATCACCAGAGCATTGAACTGGTACAACTATCATTCAGACACAAAAGAAAGCAAAAAGTTTACACTCTCTTATTTGAAAGAGACTGGAGCGAATAAAAAGGATATTGATATTTTGGAAAAAGTCTCCGATAACTATTTCCAAAATCTAGGTTTTGTTTGCCGAATGAAACTTCGTGGCGCACCACTGACCGAAAAAAACGAAAAGTGGATTGAATCTACCATTAAAAGTTTGAAAATGAAAAAAGAAGATGTTGTTGTACTAACACCAACAAACACTATTTCAATTCAGGAAAGGGTGGCTGAGAAAACCAAAAGCTTTATTGGTGAAATAGAAGGTGCAATAGACGATTGCCTTTTTGTTAAAGACTTTGATCTATTCAATCCTTATGAATTCATGCAAACACTTGGCATGAAAGGCGCGCATTCAAATGCGGTGGTAAAATTCTTCCAAAAAAGATTAGATGAAATCTCCTTGGCACTTAAAGACAAAGAAGTATACGAATCATATTCCAATTTCAGTAAAACTGAATTGAAAGAATATGTCAAACTTCTAAATAGGATTATTGATGATGCCCAAAAGTTGGCACACAATGCTAAAGTTAGCCGAGCACCTAGGAAAAAGAAGGCTAAACCTGTTGACAAAATAATTTCAAAACTACAATTCAAAAAAGAAGATAATGGGTATAAGATTGTTTCTATTAATCCTTCTGACATTGTGGGCTGTTCTCAGTTATGGGTATTTAATACCAAAACCAGAAAACTCGGAGTATACAACTCCACGGATTCAGACGGTCTAAATGTAAAGGGTACAACCATCACAAATTTTGTTGAAAGTACCTCAGTGCAGAAAATCCTTAGGAAGCCTGAAGTAACTTTACCCGAGGTAATCAAATCTGGTAAAGTTGCACTCAAAAAGTTGCTTTCTGGCATCAATGCTACTGAACAATCATTGACAGGTAGAATTAACTCTGATACAATACTTGTTAGGGTTATTAAATAAAGGTTGTTATGATTCTCATTGATTTGAACCAGGTTTTGTTGTCTGGTCTTATGGCACAAATTGCTGGACAAAAAAATATCAAGCTTGAAGAAAGCCTGATTCGCCATATGGTGCTGAATATTCTCCGTTCACATGTTAAACAATTTCGTAGTGAGTATGGCGAAGTTGTTTTGTGTTGCGATAACAAGAAGTATTGGCGCAAAGAATTCTTTCCATTCTACAAAGCAGGTCGGAAGAAAACCCGTGAAAAATCGGATCTAGATTGGCATCTGATTTTTGATATTCTGGGTAATCTCAAAAGAGAACTCAAAGAAAACTTTCCTTACAAAGTTATTGACGTTGATGGTGCTGAGGCTGATGATATCATCGGTACACTCACTCCTCTTTATTCAAGTAACGAAAAAGTCCTCATTCTTTCCAGTGACGGCGACTTTCTACAGTTGCAACAATACAAAAACGTTAAACAATATAATCCCACACAAAAGAAATTTGTGAAGTCGGAAAATCCTCTTTTGGAATTAAAAGAAAAGATTATCTCAGGCGATAAAGGTGACGGCATTCCAAATGTTCTGTCTCAGGCTGATTGTTTTGTCCGTGATTTGCGTCAAAAGCCAATTACAAAAAACAAAATGCAACAAATGCTAAATGAAGCATATGGTGATTGGGAAGATGAGAACGCTCGCATTGGTTTTTCAAGGAATCAAACTTTGATTGATCTGCGCCAAATTCCTGATGATATTAAAAATTTGATTATTGATACATATAATAATACTAAACCTTCTCCGCGCTCTAAACTAATCAATTACTTCATGGAGAAGAAACTTAAAAATCTTATGGATGTTATAGAGGAATTTTAATGAGAAAAAACATGTATGAAATATTTGACGATTTCAAAGCTGCTGCAACAAAACAGGACAAAATAAATGTTCTAGCCGCAAACTGGAATCCAACACTTAAGCTTGTATTGCAACTTGCATATAATCCAAATGTCAAATGGAAAGTAAAAGATCGGCCAGCCGCATATAAAAAACCAGATACTTTGCCAGGAGTTTCTTTCAGCACATTAAATTCTGAACTACGCAGACTTTATATGTTTCAAGAAGGAAATCCCACGGCTGAAAAATTAACACCAAAGAAAAGAGAAGAATTGCTATTGATTCTCTTGGAATCTCTTGAACCAAGAGAAGCGGATATTGTTGTGGGTATACTCAAAAAAGATTTAGGTGTCAAGGGTTTAACTGTTAAATTTATCCAAGACAACATTCCAGGAGTCCTGCCTTGAGTAGGTCATATTTTTAATTAACTTAACGGAGATTGTAAGTGGGCAAAACTTTTAGTAAATATCGTCAGGATCGTGATTCTTTTGATGACGAATGCGTTTACCAGAAAAGAGATGAAAAAAAGAAGAAAAAACAAAATGCCGAATTGCGTAAAATGCGTGGTCGCCAATACGAAAGCGAAAGTTTCGGTTATGAAGAAAAATCAAAGCCTATGCGATACCGATAAGTTGTAAAAACACAACAAAACACTTGATTTTTTTCTCAAAGCGAGTATAATACACTTATTCGTTTGGAGATATTTTATGATGATCTACGGAAATATTAGGAAGTCCAAGCCTAAGCTTCGTCCCAAAAAAGAACGGGAAGAATATCAGGCTTGGCTAGAAAAGCACAAGGTTGGAACAAAGACCAAAACGGCTGTTCAACCATTGTCTTACAAATTGACTGCTCCTGCCGGCCGTCAAACTGAAAAAGTGTTACCCTCAGTGAATACTGGAAATTGCCCGGCTTTGGCTAAAAATAAGATGATGTATACTGGCGATAAAATGCTCGGTATTGGTACACTACACAAATCAAATGCGGTTCCTGTTTTTTCTCAAGAAGAAGCCCAAGACATGGCTAAGATGAGGCGATAAAATGAAAATCACTCTAAAAGTTCCAAAACCACACTGCCGCACACCAATCAAGCCTTTGCAAAGGCACAAGATTGGTGTTAAATATACTCGGCAGCCAAAACACCGCAATAAACAAGAAATTCCCATGGAGACAAGTTATGTATGATGATCGTTCGGACAATTTTTGGCTTCTCTATGATGATCTGTGCAACATTTTGTCAAATAGTGAGATGCCGGATCTAATTTATTATCTTGTTAAGAAATATCCTGAAATTGCAAACGATCTTTATTTTGAATTAGACAAAAATCTTGTCAAAAAAACATCCTGGCACGAAGATTTGTCTAAAGTGGTGCATGAATGGGTCAATCCGACTGAAAAAAGTTACGGACCAATCACTATTGAAGATGCAGATGACGGTTCCGGTGACGGAATTCTTACTTTTCCGCCAGAACTCATTGAAAAAACCGGCTGGAAAGAAGGAGACACACTTTCCATGGAAGTTTCTCCTTTAGGAACTCTGATTTTGCAGAAAAAAGACTAAAAATTTAAAAAAACTTGACATTTTTAGTGGTTTTGATACAATACATACACAAAATCACTTAGGAAATCACATGCTAGTTGAAGCTAAATCAAATCTTGCACGCCTGATGGCTACTGAAAATCTGATTGTAGAGGAACGCAATGTTCCCACAGCATATTTTGACCCGCACAGCCGAATTTTGACTGTTCCAATTCTCAACGGAAAGCTTTCCAACGAACTTTATGACCTTTTGCTTGGGCATGAAGTCGGTCATGCACTTGCTACGCCTGCGGACGGCTGGCACACTTCTATTGTTGAACACAAAGTAAACAAAGACATTCTAAATGTGTGCGAGGATGCACGTATTGAAAAGAAAATCAAACGCCGTTTCCCTGGGCTTAAGCCATCGTTTTCCCGTGGCTATCGTGAACTCATGGAAATGGACTTCTTTGGTGTAAATGATCTGGACTTGAATGAATTGAATTTCATTGACCGTGTTAATCTACACACCAAAGGTGGTTCAAGCCAAAACATCCAATTCTCAAAAGAAGAACTGGTGTTGCTTGAAGAAGTTGAAAACACTGAAACCTTTGAAGAAGTTGTTACTGTTGCACGTAAAGTGCAGGAATTCATGAAGCGCCGGGCGGAAGAAGGTAAAAATAATCCTATTCGCATCAAAGTTAAAGTTACCCCTGACGGAGAAGGCGATGAGGATGAGACTCAAGAGGTGCCTGAAGGTGTAGAGATTGAAGTTGAACTTCAAGAAGCCAAGGAAGGTAAAGCCAAAAAATCTTCCATGGATGAACCAAAGAGTGAAGGTGAATCGGAATCATTCGCCGACCAAAATGGTTCAGAATCTGATGAAGATGATACTGATAAAGAAGGTGACCAACTTGGTTCTGGCTCCGCATCTGGTGGTAAATCTATTGAAGAACAAATTTCCTCACTGACCGATAAAAATTTCCGTGAAAAGGAAAAGTCTTTGTATGACACCAGCAAAAAGGCTGATGTTATCTATTCTAATATTCCTGAATATGACCACCAAAAGGCAATTATTCCTTTCTCCACAATCATTCAAACGATTGAAAAGGAAAACAAAGAACTAAGTGAATCAAGTGCAAAGGCCGGTTTTGACTGGAAATGGAAACCAGAAGCCATTCGTGCAAACTTTGTTAAATTCAAGAACGATTCAAATCGTGTGGTTTCTTACCTTGTCAAAGAGTTTGAACTTCGTAAGAATGCCGACAAGCAAAGCCGCGCCAAGGTGTCCAAGACTGGCGAATTGAACATGGACAAGATTTATGAATACAAGTTGACCGATGATATCTTCCGTAGGATGACAAATGTTCCCAACGGAAAATCTCATGGGCTTGTTATGTTCATTGATTGGTCTGGCTCTATGCAACATATGATGCACGATACAATCAAACAATTGTTGAACCTTGTTATGTTTTGCAAGAAGGTAAACATTCCTTTTGAAGTTTATGCTTTTACCTCACAATGGTGTGACGATGATTCATACTATCGTAGAAATCTAAGGCAGACTCCGAAAGTTGGTGATGTTGTCGTAAACGATTTTCACTTGCTGAATTTGCTTTCAAGCAAAATGAACACTCAGGAATACATGAAGATGGCTTCGTATCTCCATGAAATGCAGTTTACAGGTGGGCGCCGTTCAAACAACATTGTCATACCTGATAAAATGTGGTTGGGTGGTACTCCGTTGAATGCTGCAATCGTTTCAGCCTTCACGTTGATTCCAGAATTCAAGAAGGATAACAATCTTCAAATTGTCAATGCATTGTTCCTGACTGATGGTGAAAGCCAAACACTTGGTGGTCGGTATTCTATGGTTGATCCAAAAACAAAGGCTGTTCACGCTCACCATGATGAAATGCCGTCAGCAAAGCGTAGGAGCATCCTCCGTGATCCTGTGACAAAGGCTACTGCTGAGGTAAAAAGTGCGTATGGTTATGGTGCCACTTCGGTTGAACAGACCAATGTATTGTTGAAGCTTTTGAAACAACG